GGGAACTTTATAGGGCAAAAATTCTTTTATCTCATTTTTGATTTGATTGAGAACTTCAAAAATACTATCCCAATCCTTATTATCTTCTTCTCTATTTTTTCTACGATTTGATTTATACTGTGGAAAAAATTCTCTACGCCAGTATGATTTTGAATCATATGCTAGAACCATCTCTCCATAGTCTTCGTTAAACATTGTTCGATACATTCTTACAGAATTGAGTATCATGTGTCTAACCATATCTTCTTCTAACTCACCTTTGTTCATATGCAAATGCATCATAAGAGATGCAACAGATATTTGATTCATGTCAATTAGTATCATAATTCAGTATTCTGATTTGATGGTCGATATCTTATAATTAGACAAGCAATTGCAATCAATAATATTGCACTTGCCTCATAAACTAACGCACTTGGGTCCATGTCTTTACCTTGTAGTATTATCAATCTTGATAACGCTGTCATAGCAATAAACAATGGTAGTGTAATAGGTATCTTATTACTCATATAGAATACACCTATCATACCCAAGACCTCTGTGTATATAAACAACAATAACAAATCAGGTAGATTAACTTTTCCTACCATGTATATTGACATTATCTCTTGTATGGTTGCAACAATCGTTAGAAGTGCAATCACACCTAGTAATCCTTTTTCTATAATTTTTATTGAATTCATATCTCTCTCTTTAGAAAGGGTGGCCCGAAGACCACCCCACTAATTCTTAATTAATTAAGAAGCGTATGAAACTCCTGTTCCATAAAGTGCTTTGATTCCAGCAGCAATAATTGTTTTATCAACTTTACCACCCATCAATACTGCACCTACACCAGCGTTAATAATTGCTTGTGTTGGTTCACCCATACGATATGATGTACCATTTGCAGTTTTATTGATATAAATCATATGACCTTGACTTCTTAATTTGTCAACCATCGCTTGTGGTGATGTTAGGTCAAACTGACTTCTTAATTGAGACCAAGTAAGTGTCTTACCTGATTCAAATGCATTTAATACGCGTTGTGTTTTTGATAGTGCTTTTCTACCCATGTTATTTTCTCCTTTCGAAAATTAAATTTAATTTGACTAAATTAACGCCTCGTATAGTCATATCGGCGATTACATTATTGTAATTCTTAAAATTCTTTTCCGTCATTATCTTCATCATCTTTACCATGAATTTTTTCTGTTCTCAAATTATGTAAAGAACCTTTTTCTTTTTCATCTTTCCACTTTGATATCTCTTCAGGGTCAGTCTCTAATTCTGTATCTGGTAGAAATTCAACATCGGTCTGCTCCTCTGATATAGTTTCTGCCATCTCTACCAACTCTTTCAATAAACCACTATCGAACTTAGAATAGTGCATATCAACACCATCTGCATTTTCAGTCCTATCGGGTACCATTAGAGAATCAACTAATCCTTGAATTATATGTGGTAGGTTTTCTTGTCTAAACATAGCAGACTTAACTACTTCTGATAAAAAACCTATATCTAAAATAAAATCTGATTTTCCTATTTCATAACCTTGTTCTGATAAGGTATGAATTAATTGTACCATAATATTTTCAGTTATAGAATCAACCTTAAGTATCTTAGATTGCATTTCTAATTGAGTAGTATTTTTTTCTAATGCTCGGTCATATTTTTTCTTTACCCAATTTTCAGCATCTTCACTATTAACTTTATTATGACCTGACCAAGGGCCTATAATTATATTGTCTTTTGTCTCATCTGTCATGATATAATCTTTTTCTCAACTGGTACGATTTGACCTGTGTATTGTAAATAATTGTCTGTTATTTCTTTTTTAGGTTCATTAATTGTTATTATGTTTTCCTCTTTGATAGTAAATTCATCATTCTCAGCGAATGGTATAAAAGGTGAAAAATATAATTTAGTTTCTGAACCACCACTAGGGTTTTGAGCCATCGGTATAAGTACAAATGGTTTTGATATTGTTGTTGTTTCATCATCAGAGTATGTTACTTCTGCTACAATATCCTCACCAGTGGTAAGTCTTAATAATTTTATGTCTGCCATTTTAGTGTCCTTTTTTTCTTCGATAATTATTTTTCATTTGATGTGGCCCTGGCGTTTCTCTTAACTTCTTTAACCATCTCTGTCTTCCAGCTGACTTGGCCAATCTTTTCTTCTCACTTTTCTTCGTAAAAAATTGCTTGTCATGAGCAAGATTCAAAACACCAGCTTTAAGAATTTTCTTTTTGAATATTCGTAATGCTTTGTTTATATCATCTCCATGAACTATTACCTCTAGACCACCAGCTTTTTCCTGTGGTTTTTTCTTGAAGTTTTTTTTCTTTTCGTAACTTTTTACTTGAAACTTTTGTCTTGGTTTTGTGGAACTACCTCTCAAACTCGACCTCCTACGATTGAAGTGGTTAAATCATAAACTGCCTGAATGGCATCAAATTTATTTTCGAATCCTAGAATGTCTAGATTGTCCATATTCTTATCTAAGATTTCTAATGCATCATCCTCTGATATGTCACCACCAACTAACTTCATGGCGGTAACATTTAGAATATTTTCAGCTTGTTCCATAGCGTAATCTTTTACTTGTCCCATTATGCAGCCTCCAACATAGCCATCGGTACAGAATATCTACGACCACCTATATCGACAGTACATCTTTTTTGTTTAATTTTGATAAGTGTACCCAACTCTCTTTTAGTCTTTTGAACTACATACACTTGTTGACCTTCTTGTAATGATGATTTTGCATTCATCACTTGAACATCACGAATAAAATCTATCAGACCATTTAACTCTGATAAATCCATATTCATGATTTCTTTTCGTATACTCTCTTTCATATTTTCAACCTCTCTTGATTTAAATTACATGGCAATCTTAACATATCCATACAAGATATGTCAAGGGTTAATTTTAGATTCTGTATGGTAATGATAACCCCTTTAAAAGACTGAATTTGTCTTGATTCCAATATTCTCTGATATGAGAATAATTCTCATCTAGGTATATCATATTAATCCATACATTAGGGAATTGTCCTCTCTCATCCATACATTGTATATGGAAATCAATCTCATCAAAAGTTTGTTCTAATTTAAATTTTCTGTTTTCACTCATATTTTCTCTCTCTTTTTATGATTCTGTAGCCATTATGACAGGTCATACAACTATTGTCAAGGGTTATTTTGCCCTTATTTTTGGGGGGTGTAAATGAGAATCATTCTCATTTAGAGGGGTCTATAGATAGTGATTAATTCTTCTTTTCCTTTGACTTTGATTTCATCAACTTTCATAGATTTTATATTGTTTAATTTTTCCATAGTATATGATGAATATAGAGTAGATACAATACCACCATTTTCATCTTTGTAGTTTCTGGTTGCTGCTTCCAATCTGGCAGCTAAATTGACTGCATCTCCAATAACTGAATAATCAAATCTTGTGTCACTACCCATGTTTCCAACTATGCATGTTCCTGTATTGACACCAGACCCTATATTGATATCTGGTAACCCTCTCTCTTTAAAATTCTGTTTTAGTCTTTCTGTTTCCTCTGCACACTCGATAGCAGTCTTGACAGCCATCTCTGCATGGTCTTCACAATCTAGTGGTGCATTCCAAAACGCCATAATACAATCACCCATGTACTTATCAACTGTTCCACCATTCTTCAAAACAATCTTAGTCATACGATTTAGATAGTCATTGATAACTTCAACTAATCCCTCTGGGTCATCTTTGTTTTTATAGTATTCTGATATCGGCGTAAATCCTACAATATCCATAAACAGAAAACTCATCTCTTTTCTTTCACCACCTAATTTTAATTTACTTGGGTCTTTCTGTAATACGGCAACTTGTCTTGGGTCTAGATAAGTTTCAAATTGTTTTCTTATTTGTTGTTTTAATTTAAACTCTAAAATAAATCTGTTAAAGATACTGTGCATACCAACTATTGTAATTACAATAATTATCCAACTTACATCTGATAATATTAAATGTGTGTTAAACAAATAATAAGAACCATAAACACTTATGCCATAAAGTGACAACACACTCAAACCAACAAACCAATAAGGTGTAAATCTTGCAATCAGTATAACTACAATACCTAAAACAAAAGATAAAACTAATTCTAGAAATGAACTTACATCATAACGATTAATTTGTTTACCATCTATCATAGTTTGTAATGTGGATGCCGATAACATATAATCATATTGTTCACCGACTGGTGTTCCTATGATACCACCTAAACCCTCAGCAGTTGTTCCTATAATTACAGGCCTATTTGCAAACTTTGAAAAATCATTTGATGACGCTGATGTGGTTTCAAAAGTTTTATTCCATCTCAACCATATTCTAGCGTTTGGGTCTGTATTGATAATTGGAAAACCTGGCACTCTTATCGCTTGAACTCCACCATCACCAGACTTAACTTGATAACTTGGAGCTCCATATGCAACTCTAATTACTTCTACTGCCATAGTAGGATAAGTTTCTTCACCTATTCTCATAATCAATGGTATTCTTCTTACAACACCATCTATCTCTGGCGCTGTATT